TTATTTACAGCTACTGATGTTTTTACAAAGTTAAGTAATGAACCATTTAAATTAGGGTTGTTAGAAGTAAGTAGTGTGTCTATTTCTGTAATTGTATTAGCATTTACGTTTGAAGTTATTCCTCCTCCTACTAAATATTTTACAGTTAATGTTGTGTTAGAAGGTACTTGACCATAAGCTTTAGTCATTAAAAAGTTTGAAGGATCATATGCTGTGTCTAATTTACTTCTTCCATCTTTAATTCCTAAACCTATATTATCGGGATTTGGTATTATTTGTTCGTCTGCTTTATCACTATTACCCGCCCCAAATTGTATTTCTAATTGATTATTTGCTTTAAATCTAGAAACAAATCTTCTTGATGATTTTATTATTTTAAGTAAATAAGGTGTTTCACCATTAAACCCTAATAATTCGGGATCATTAGTTCCTACATTTTCTTCTTCTTGAAAAATTATATCTTGTGCTAAATAAGGTACTTCATAATATTCGTTTCCATCTGTGTCTTTTATAGATTCTATAGATAAAATATTAGTATCAAATAAAGTTAATGTTTTAAACGCTTCTGCTGCACCACATGTGAATGTTTGTTCTTTAGTTTGTCCTGATATTGCTTTTGTTTTTTTCTTTAAAAGATAATATTCAGGATTATTTGAACTATCATATTGATATATACTAAGCTCTGTTGGGTTAAAACTTGAAGATACTTTAAAATCTACTTCATTATTAATATAAAAAGTAGAACCTTCAGTAGAATTAAATGTTGAATTTGGATCTATTTGTAAACAATAGTTAAAATCAGGTTGATAATCTCCACTAGCTCCTGTTGAAGGTATTAATTGAAATAATTCTAAATCAACACTAGATGCATCTATTACTTTAGGTTTATAACCCATAGCATAAGCTAAATTAAATAAGTTTTCTTTTTCTTTAGCTAATAATAAAAAAGATTCTTGTAATTGTGTGTCTGTGTAATAAGATAAAACATCACCTACATATGCCGCCATTTCCATAAACATCATACCAGGGTTGCCTTCACTAAAGTCATTAAAATTATTAGGGAAATATACTTCCGCAAAATCCATTAATTGATCTTTAAAAGAATTATAATCTTTACTTAAATATTTAACGTCTTTATCTTGTGTTTTATTTGATACTTTTGAGTAAGCCATTTTAACTATAATTTATTTGTATTGAGTCTTCTGTTTCATCTAACGTAATTGAATATGTTAATGTAAGAGAAACTCTATATTGGTCTATATTTTGTTTTAAAGAAATATCAGTTGTTATTATTTCAGGAATCCAAAATGCTAGTTGCCCATTTATATTTTCTTGTAATGTAACCTCATCTATACTACTTTCAAATAATTGTCCTTTTAAACCAATACCATAAGTAGGATGATTTAATCTTTCGCCTGGTATTGTCAGTAATAAATTTAAAAAGTTAGCTTTTAGTTGTTCTTTAGTTGTTTGTGTACCAGAAGTCATATTTTTATCATTCAAAGGAAAAGCTACCCCAATCCTAGCATTATTGTTAAGATCTAATGGGTTTATTTTTTTTGTACTTTGAATTAATGGCATATTTTATCTTCCTTTTTTCTTATCTATTGCTTTCATTAAACTACTATAATCTCTTGTTACTGCGTTTGCTATTCCTTCTGGCATTCCTGCTGTTGACATAGGTGCACTTGAACTAAATGGGTCACTTGTAGGGGCCATAGCTGTTTGTGTGTTAGTGTCACCCATTGCTGTTTCATTTAATAAGTCATTTAATGTATTATTACCTACAAAATTTTGTTTTTTAATAGGTTTTTTACCCATTATTTTTTCTTTTAAAGATGATTGTTGTGGAACTTCAACTTTTCTTTCAGTGTGTTCTACTATAGTTGGTTTAAGTTCATCACGTAAATCTTCTTTAAGTGATTTAATTTCTCTGCGTAACGCATAATCGATTTCTTCTCTAACTACTTTTCTAATTAGACTTTCAAAAGTTTTTGCTTTCATGTTGTTAATTGTTGTTTGTTATAAATATAAAAATTTTAAAAATTAGTTTATTTTTGGTTTATAAATTCTATGTTGTGGTTTAGAACCATCAAAAATATACGATCCACGTACATCTCTTTGTTGAGATATTTCTCCTAGTTCACTATTTAAGAAATTATTTAATTTGTCTATATTAACTGTTTCGGTACCATCACCATTATCAGTTATAAGTTCTCCAGCGGGTATACATCCTTTTATATAATCTGCAAATAATCGTGCTATTAAATCTAAAAAACCAACTATCATTTCTAACAATGTAGAAAATAAAGCTAATATTTTAGGTAATATATTAAAAATAATCATTACTGTTCCTAATATTTTTAAACATTTAGTTGTAAAACCTTTTATAGCTTCAGTGTATTTTAAAATAAATCCTCTCGCTTTATCTATAGCATCACTAATTACTTTTTCTATACCACCAGCTGCAAATAAAGATGTAAAGAAATTTAATGCTAATAAAGATGCTGTTACTAATATTTCAAATGCTATTACTAATGCTTGAAATACAGCTAATATAGTTGTTATGGTTCCTATTTTTTCAGCTGCTTTTTCTATTTTTTCTTGCAATTTAGTTAATTTTTTAATAACACTTTCACAAATATTTTTTCCAGAATTTAATCCACCTTCTAATTTATTTTTTGTAAATTTTACAGCTTTTATAACTTCTAAATCACAACTATATCCCATTAACTTATCTATTATTTCTTGTTTAGTTGGTAATTCTTCTTTAACTCTTTGTATAGCTTCTCCTTTTGCTTGTTGTTTTAATTCTTGTTGGGTATCATATGCAGATTCATCTGCATTATTAACTAAAGTTCTAATTGTTGATATACCATCTACAGCGTATAATGCATATGTCATCCCCATTTGGACTTTTCCACTTACTGCGCTTATTTTATCTGTTAGTTCTTTTGTTTTTTGAATTGTTTTTTCAGATTTAGATAAACCAGCACCTGGAGTGTTAGGATTATTTTCTTTTTCTTTTTCTATAGGATCTTTAGCCATCTTATGATAATTTTGTTATTTCACTTTTAAAATATTGTATATTATTTCTTAAATTTTTAACTTGTTTTCTTCTTAAACTTAATGAAGCTTCATTAGTAGACATAGGACCTGTAGGGCCCGCTGGGGTCATATAAGTTATATTATATATTATATCATCCATTAATCCATCTATCATATCTAATAATTCATTTGCCCATTCATCAAATTCATTTCCTAATAAAGCTGGTTCAGTTGGTAAATTATTATTTGTTTTTAAACCTAAATATATGTTAGGTGAATTTACTACAAATTTACTAGCTTCAGATGTATCATTAGTTTCTTTTTGATCACTTGTGTCAAAATGAATACTACCTTGTGTACTAAAACCAATAGCTTTATTTGAATATAATAATATAGCATCAGTTTGGGCATTAAATAATAATCTGTCTGAATCTATTATTACTTGTTTGCCTTGATATATATTTCCATTTAGTGGTTTATAAGCCATATTATACTATTTTTGCATCAGTTATATTATCTTGATATTGAGAGCTGCTTCCTCTTCTTGTTCCCCCATATAATTCATGATAATTGCTTGATTTTGAAGCTAATGTTGTTTTTCTTCTATTTCTAGGACCATAAGATACATGTACCCAACTTTTTCCACCCCTTTCAGGATATTCCCATATTAGTTGATCCCAACCTGTTACTTGGTAATAAATATAATTATATACTTCAGCTGTTGTTAACCCAGGTATTTGTATATCTACTGCTTGGCCAAAACAATGTTGAGAAGTACCTGAACCTCCTATAGATTTATTTAAATTTATAGATCTATATCCTGAAGTAATTATTAAATTAGGATATACATCTACAATGGGATCAATAACTATATTCATTAATTTTCTTAAATTTTCAACTACTTCAGTTTGGCTGGGTGTTTTATCAACACCTGGAAAATTGTTAATACTTTTATTTTTAGCAGTATTTGAATAAATTAAATGTTTTAATTTAAAATGTCTTCCTATGGGTTCTTCTATATTCATTTTATTCTGTTATTTCAAATTCCATGTTAGCCCCACCACCTCCACCACCACTAGAACCTGGGTTTTGATAAGAAGAAGGTAATTGTATGTCTGTGTCTTTTTGTACTACTTGATCAGGTATTATATCTTCTGATTCATTTGTTGCTTTTGGGTTATTTATAACTTCTTGTAATTCATCTGGTTCAGTAAATGGTTGGGTAGGTGTACTACTTATAGGAGCTTCGTTGTTAGTATTAAAAGGTTGTGTTTCTTCTGATGTTAAATTTGTTTCTGTATTTAATGAAGGTGTGGGTGTTAATAAAGCTTGTTCTATTGTTTGTGGTTTTATGTATTCAGCGTCCCAGGAATTCATATAAGGTGATGCTTGTTCAAAACTTTGTATTCTTTGATTAGATGTTAAATATATACTAGATGCATCATTGTTTATATTTTCTGTAGTTGGTAGCCATCCTTTTTCATCTAATTTTGATGATTGGCCATTTCTTATAATTGTAATAGGATCACCAGTATTTCCAGAATTACTCCATTCATTAGGATTTGATATTTCATTACTAATATTAGTTGAACCAAAACGAATTGAATTACCAAATCTACCTTCTAAAATCATATCACCTTCATATGGTAATAAAGGTTTTATATTTATTTTTTCTTTAAAATATTTTCCTAAATTTATGTCTGTTCCACCATCTTCTATTTTTCTAACTAAACCTGCTTCTGTCTGTTGGTAATCATTTGTTGTTTGCTCTGATTCTAAACCTTTTACAGTTGGTAAAGCATTATGGTGGGGGTGACCCCACATATTTACTTGGGGTAAATAATATGTTGTTTTTTGTTTACTTTCATAAATATCTTTATCATTAGTAGTTAATATTAATACTATTTCATTTATTAAAGGATAATATTTTAAATGTGAAAATAAAGGTGAAGCAGTGGATGCATTTTTTGGATTTATATTAGGGTTATTTCCATCTAACTCAGAATAAAATATAGTACCTATAGCATCATAATTACCATACTCGGATGCTAATGGGTGATTTATATCTAATATAATATCAAGTACCCTAACAGCTTTTAATCTGTTTTGGGTATTTAATAATAGTTGTTCTTTACTTTTTTTTGATCTAATTATTGCCATTTTGATCAGGTGCTTCTATTTGTTTAGGTTCTGATTCAACAGTTTTAGCTATTTCTTCAGTTAGTTCTTGAAGTTGAGCCATTTCATCTTCAGTTAATAATCCACCATCACCACTACTTGCTGTACCCGTAGATAAACGTTGTACAATAGCTGCCATTTTAATTAATGCATCATCATTTTTAACACTAATTTCCATATATTCTTTTATTAAAGGTACTACAACTGTAGCATCCCCCAAAGATTGTACTAATGGTTTTAATTCAGATATAAGTTGGGCTAATTGCTTAGCTTTTTTCTTTTGATTCCCATGAATATCTTTTAATAAATCAGAAAAAGAAACATCATCGAATAATACTTGATTTAATGGATCCATACTATTTTGTTATAAATATGGAAGAAACTAAACTCTTACGTAACCTGTTTCGGCATATTCAGTATAAAGTTTTTTATAAAGTTTTTTAAGTATTTTTGTTACTTTAGTAATTACTGGAGTCTCTACACCAGTCATTTCCCTTATGTAAATATATAATGCTTTTTTATTAAATATTTCTAAATTTTCTCTACGTTTAAATAATATATTTACTGTGTCGCATACTTTTCTATCGTGGTCTTTTTTAAACATAGTAAACATATATT